TAGCCGCCACGGGATTATTGCGCGGTGGATAACAAAGAAACTGGAGGAGAAGTAAGATGCACATTAGAATCGAGATGCAAGCAGAGGGCCTCAAACGCCCCGTCACACGCAATTACAACAGCATGAGTGAGGCTATGGATGAGTGGGATATTAGCCTAGACAACGCCCTAGAAGGGGAGCGGTGGCGCTTGATTAACCTAGAGACAGGCTCAATTATGTCGGAGTACGTTAAGCGATGAAAAAGTGCCCACAAGTAGAAATCCTGGAGCTGAAGGATAAGATAGCCCAGCTACAGGCAGTGATAGCGGAGGCTCTAAGCAGCATGGAGTATTACTCTCCGTCATTAGGTGAGATGTGGCTAGTGCAGGACAGCGACATAACAGCGATGCAGGATGCCATCAAGGAGGTGGAGAAGTAATGGCTGTCTATCGCTGTCAAGAATGTGATTCATACGTGGACAACGACTATAACCCTTGCGAAGTGGTTAAAGGTGAGTTAGTATGTCCTGACTGTTACGAGGAAATGCAAACGGAGGATGAGATTGATGGATAATACAACACAGTACGACATTGGCATGTTGTTTGAGGACATGTCGGAGGGTGAGCGTTGTCATATGGTAAACAAGCTGTACAAAGAGGGCTACATGGCAGTCAAGGCGCGTGCTGCGATTGACGAGCTGTCTAGGGCGTTTGAAATCCTGGATTCAGCCTGTGACTTCTGGAAACAGGAAGCAATAGATAGGGGGTACGAGGAATAAAACTTGACACAGGCCGATACTCCTGTATAATATAGGTATAGGGTGAAGAGAAGGCATCCTACTTACTCCTTCTCAATTTCAATTATCTCGTTTGGAGGGATAAATTATGACTGGACTAGTAACTAGCGGTATCGTAGCATTCAGCAACCTTGATGAGCACGAAGTGTTCGACGGGCAATCCACAGGTCGCTACTCGATGGTGATTAACATGGAGCCTAAGGAGGCCTCTGTGCTGGAGGACATGGGTGTCAAGCTGCGTGAGTACGATGGTAAGGCGCAGCGTAAGTTCGCGTCCAAGTACAAGGTAGACGTACTGGACATGGACAACAACCCTGTGCAGGGTGAGGTGCCTTATGGCTCTAAAGTGCGGCTGTTGTGGAAGGATGGCCAGAAGCACCCGCAGCATGGTGTAGGCACCTACCTCAACAAGGTGCGTGTGGTTGAGTTCGCAGAGCACGACCTTGACGAGACCCCAGAGGAGTTCTGAGGTCTCTTATAACCCTGAGACGGGGGCCCTTAGCGGGGCCTCCACTCACACAACTAGGATAAAACGATGGATTACAAAACACAGTCAACAATCACAGCGAACCTTGACCCAGAGCAATACCTTGAACTTGAGGCAGGCAAGAAGCAACTCTGGATAGCAATACTGCTTAACTTCATACCTGCGATGGGTTACTTCTACTACAGACGTAAGCTAGTAGGCTTCGCGGTATTGTGCCTCACGCTGGGCACCATCGCAGCGGGGCCAATACCTACAGTCTTGATGTACATGGTAAGCATGTATGGCCTCAAGGATGTAGATACCGTATACCACGAGAGGCTGGTAACAAGCATCATGCAGAACGCCGTGGCGCGTAAGGCAGCGGAGGCATGAGCGATAGACACGGCCTACCATGTGAGGCGTGTGGGGACAGAACAGCGACTACTCAGTACGAGGACACGCATAAGTTCTGTCATAAATGTGAACACTGGACACCACCTACGGGAAGTACGGAAGTGGCACACAGGCGACCAAGAGTGAGTAAATTAGAAATGACTGGAACAGTAGGTCCAATTAAGGACCGCAAGATTAGCAAGGCAACGTGCGAGAAGTACGGTGTGACCACAGTTCCTGGGGCTGATGGGCACCTAGTGTCCCACTACTACCCGTACTTCAACAAGGACACAACACAGATAACGGCCACCAAGCAGCGCAAGTGTGCCACCAAGGACTTCTACTGGTCCGGTGACAGGGCCAACACAGGCCTATTCGGGCAGCAGACGTGCCGTGGTAGAGGCAAGTACATCACCGTCACAGAGGGCGAGGCTGATGCCTTAGCTGTCTCTGAGATGTTCGATAACAAGTGGGACGTGGTTAGTCTTAAGGACGGAGCACAGACCGCTGAGAGGGACATAAGCGAGAACCTAGAGTTCCTTGAGGGGTACGACAATATTGTCCTGTGCTTTGACATGGACACCGAGGGCCAGAAGGCAGTCAACAAGGTGAAGGACAAGTTCAGCCCCAACAAGCTGAAGATTGTAGAGCTGCCTATGAAGGACGCTGGGGCCATGTTGCAGCAGGGTAAGATTCGGGACTTCACTAAGGCATTCTGGGACGCTAAGACGTACTCCCCAGCAGGCATTGTAAAGGCCTCTGAGACGTGGGGTAGTGTACTGGAGTACCGCGACACACCCTTCGTGCCTTATCCTTGGGAGGGGCTCAATGACAAGCTCCTAGGCCAACGCTCTAAAGAGTTGGTTATATGGGCCGCTGAGACAGGCGTAGGCAAGTCGCAGACCATGCGTGAGATTATCTACGACATTATCAAGAAGACTGACCAACAGGTCGGATGCCTGATGCTCGAAGAGTCAATCGCTAAGTCAATGCTGGGCTGGATGAGCTTCCATGCTGGTCGCCCTCTACACAAGGAGCTGAACAAGATACCTGACGAGGAGCTTCGTACCTACTGGGAGAAGGCCTCAGAGGGTGACAGGTTCGTACTGCTGGAGCACAAGGGGTGGGGTTCAGACATAGAGAAGCTGAAGTCACGTATACGCTACATGTCTAAGGCCTTGGGCTGTAGGACCATAATCCTGGACCACCTCCACATCGCACTCAGTAGCGTGGCAGGGGCATCCGGCGACTGGTCGGGCATTGACGAGCTGGTCACACAGCTGACAGTGCTGGCACAAGAGTGTGACGTGTGCCTCCACTTGGTGAGCCATGTGTCGGAAGGACGCTCCCTGAGGGGGTCCAAAGGAATCTCTAAGCTGGCTGATGCTGTTATCTTTCTGGAGCGAGATAAGCACCATGAGGACCCTGATGTGGCTAATACCACCAGTGTCATAGTGGACAAGAACCGCTTTGCGGGTGAGATAGGCACAGCCTGTTACCTTAAGTACGACATGAACACAGGCCGTATGACTGAATGCGCTAAGCCTGAGGAGATGGTGGTCATTGATGAGTTCTAAGTGGATATGTGTGTACGATAGGTTGCCTGAGGAAGGCAAAGAGGTTCTCTGTTACTACGGGGACGACATTACACCGGACTGGACGATAGATAAGCTAGTGAATAACTGTTGGGAGTGGTACGGAGACGAAGACAGTCTCCCTACACATTGGATGGAGTTGCCTGAGGCCCCTGTAGATGAGTGAAGCATACATAGACATAGAGACAGACGGTCTCAACCCAACTAAGATTCACCTTTTGGGTCAACTGAAGGACGGAGTGTACACTGAGCACTTCCAGGATTTCACCTACGAAAAAGGAGTAACGTACTATGCACACTCTGGTATTGGTTTTGACTATCCTGTCCTCAATCGTCTGTGGGGCTGTGGTGATTCTAACACTGGAGCAAGCCTTCAGGACACGCTGGTACTTTCAAGACTTGCTAATCCTAGCCGCGATAACGGCCATTCCCTTGACGCTTGGGGCAGCACTCTGGGTTATGCCAAAGGCGACCACTCAGACTGGACACAGCTGTCAGATGAGATGCGTACATACTGCAAGCGGGACGTGGAACTGCTCAGCAAAGTCCATAAACGACTACAAGTGGAGCTTAGAGGCTTCTCCGAAGAGTCCATTGAACTTGAGCACCAAGTAGCACGCATAGTACACCAACAGGTAGAGAATGGCTGGCTACTGGACCAAGGCAAAGTCTGGGACCTACTGGCTGAACTAAAGGAGAAGAAATTTGAACTGGAAGATGAAGTACATGAAACCTTCAAACCCAAGGCTAAGGCCATCAAGGAAATCACGCCTAAGACAAATAAGGATGGGACAACCAGTAAAGTTGGCCTTAAGTATCTTGGTGATAACTGTCTTCTGCTGGTGGGTGGGACTCACACACGTATAGAGTTTGAGGAATTCAACCTAGGGTCCCGTAAGCAGATAGGAGAGCGTCTGGTAGCACTTGGTTGGAAGCCCACTAGCTTCACACCTACAGGTCAGCCAATCGTCTCAGAGAGCGTCCTGATGCGTCTGGAGGGGTTCCCTGAGGCTGAGCTGATAGCTGACTTCCTGACAGTGCAGAAGCGCATTGCGATGGCTCAATCCTGGCTTGACTTCGTACAAGAAGATGGGCGGGTACGTGGCCGTGTAAACTCCAATGGTGCTATTACGGGGCGCATGACGCACTACGAGCCCAACATGGGACAGGTCACAGCGGGTTCTAAGATATACGGCAAGGAGATGCGTGAGTGCTGGACCTCGCGGGAAGGGTACAAGATTGTAGGTTGTGATGCGAGTGGTCTGGAGCTGCGTATGCTGGCACACTACATGGCTGACGATGAATACACTAAGGAGGTTTTAGATGGAGATGTACACACAGCAAATCAACGAGCTGCTGGACTCCCTACACGGGATGCGGCTAAGACTTTCATCTACGCTTTCCTCTACGGAGCGGGAGATGCAAAAATTGGAAGCATTGTCGGAGGAACTAAGTCAGATGGAAGAAAGCTCAAGGCAAAGTTCCTCGCCAACACCCCTGCTCTCAGAACGCTTAGAGGAAGAGTGGAACAAGCTTCTAAGAGGGGTTGGCTCAAGGGACTTGACGGTAGAAGAATCTATGTCAGAAGTAGCCATGCGGCGCTTAACACGCTACTTCAAGGTGCGGGGGCAGTAGTAATGAAGCAGGCCCTAGTGTACCTCGATGAGGCAGCTAAGGAACATGGGCTGGACTACAAGTTCGTAGGCAATATCCACGATGAATTCCAGACTGAGGTCCTAGAGGCACACACAGAACAATTCGGTAAGCTGGCAGTACAGGCAATAGAAAAGGCAGGGGAACACTTCAACCTACGGTGTCCCACCACTGGTGAGTATAAAGTAGGCGATAACTGGAGTGAAACACACTAGGAGATACATATGAAAACAGTTGATACCCTTATAGGGGACATATACCGTCTCCTCGAAACCAAGAAGATACCGGAAGGAGTGGATATAGATGAGCAATGTGCCATATTTGGACGAGAGATGGCAGACGTACTACGAGAGCAGCTCACCACACAGTACGATGGTCGTGGTAGGCTCCGTCTATCTGGAATCGGAAAACCCGACAGAAAGCTACACCACGGTTACAACGGTGTGGAGGGCGAGCCCATCTCAGGGTCTACTTATGTCAAGTTTTTATACGGCCACCTCGTCGAGTCAATGCTTCTGGCACTGACACGCTGTAGTGGACACTCAGTTACTGAACAACAGAAGGAGGTGAAAGTTGGTGGAGTTAAAGGTCATATTGACGGATACATTGACGGGGTGCTCATGGACGTCAAATCATGCAGCAGTTATGGATTCAAAAAGTTTCAAAGGGGAACACTCCACGAGGACGACCCCTTTGGATATATACCTCAGCTCCGTAGCTATGCACACGCTGAGCAACAGTCTACCTACGGGTGGCTTGCGATGGACAAGCAAAATGGAACCCTCGCATGGCTCCAGTACGACGAGAACCACGACGGAGCATCCTACGGAGACGCCATAGACTGGGACGTAGAGCAGAGGGTCAAAGATGTAAAGCTGCTCGTGGACGGGAGTTTGCCAGACGTCTGCTACGACCCAATACCAGATGGCAAGAGCGGAAACATGAAGTTGCCTTCGGGCTGCGCCTTCTGCGAGTTCAAGCACAAATGTTACCCAGACTTGCGCGTATTCGGATACGCCAGTGGTGCAAGGTACCTTACAAAGGTCGTACGTGAGCCTAATACACTTGAAATACCGGAGGGGTTCTGATGCCTAACTTTAGAAGCAAGCTAGAAGAGATGGTGGCGGCCCTACTGGGCAAGGAATGGAAGTACGAGCCATTCAAGATAAAGTACACCACTAAGCACACCTACACGCCAGACTTCGTGCATGAGACAGGTACAGGGGAAATCCTGGTGGAGGTCAAGGGGTTCTTTAGGGAAGGCGACACACAGAAGTACAAGGCCATCAGGGACACCCTCGAAGGCACTGACCAGCACCTCGTGTTCTTCCTCTCGTCCCCCTTCAAGAAGGTGCGGAAGGGTGCGATGTTGAACATGGGTCAGTGGTGTGACAAAGAGGGGTTCCCTTGGTTCGTCGATGGGGTTGACTTAAAGGAGTACGCAGATAATGTTGACATTTGAAGAGATACGTGATACTATATTGGTAAGGATGGATGTTCAGGACCTCATAGAGATGCTGGACATATCCGCAGAGGAGTTGCTCGACAGGTTTGAGGACAGGGCAATGTTGAAACAAGAAGCACTAGAGGAATATATAGATGAGTCTAATTGATAACGCCACAGAGGAAGAGTGGAACCGAGCAGCCGCAACGAGCCGCCAAGTGGGAGGCAACCACTACAAGGACTTCAAGATTGAACCCATTGAGTTCATCATGGCGAACAACATAGGGTACTGCGAGGGGAACATCATTAAGTACATCTGTAGGCATCAGGCCAAAGGTGGCGTGCAGGACATAGACAAGGTGATACACTACTGTGAACTATTGAAGGAGTTAAAATATGCTGGCGTTTGATATTGATACAGGCAGTAAAGAGTGGGCAGAACTGGTCGCACAGGACCTCCTCTGGCACTTAAAGCACGCAGACACTAAGAAAATGAGGGAGGCCATACTAAAAGTGGCCTTCTACTACATGACATTTGACGAGGTTGTCCAGTACATGGGCTCCACAGAAGCAGCAGAGGAGGTCTTTAATGACCAGTAAGACAGTATTTGTAGTAGGTACCCCTGAGGGGGCTAAAGTAAACCAGTACGAGCACATGACGAACTGTGCTAAAGAGGCAGCTAAGTTGGCTGCTGAGATGGGTACACAGGGGGTCATAAAGGAGGTCAAGGTGCCTCCTAGCCGCCACAGAGGAGGCCGATGATGCGGGTAGTAGATGAGACGTACACAGGGCAGGAAGATGAGCCTAAGAAGCTGCTGGAGGCCATAAAAGCGGGTCTGGAGGCCTCTGAAGTGGACCCTAATGGGCCTGCGGGCACCTTCTTTATGATGCGGGACACAGAGGATTCAATGTCCTTCGTTACGAATGAGACCAATCCAGCGGAAGTACTTATGCTGCTGGAGATTGTAAAGTCAGCGTTAATAGGAGCACAGTAGATGGAACAGTACCAGGAATTTATAGCGGCATCCAGATACGCACGTTGGTTGCCAGAGGAAGGACGTAGGGAGACTTGGGGTGAGACCGTAGGCCGCTACATGGAGTTTTGGGCCACGGACCTAGAACTGGAAGAGATAGATGAGCTTGAGGGGGCCATTAAGAACCTAGAGGTAATGCCTTCTATGCGTTGCCTTATGACCGCAGGACCAGCCTTGGAGAGAGATAATGTTGCAGGATTTAATTGTTCTTACTTACCTATTGACCATCCACGAGCCTTTGACGAGCTTATGTATATCCTGCTTTGTGGCACAGGGGTTGGATTTTCAGTGGAACGACAGTACATCGCCAAGTTGCCCGATGTAGCGGAGGAGTTTGATGAAAGCGACACCTGTATCGTTGTGCCCGATAGCAAAATTGGGTGGGCTAAATCCTTTAGACAGCTGGTCTCTCTTCTGTACGCTGGAGAAGTGCCGAAGTGGGATGTGTCAAAAGTCAGAGAAGCAGGAGAGCCCCTTAAGACTTTCGGGGGTCGTGCGAGTGGACCCCAACCGCTTGTTGACCTCTTCGTATTCACAATTGACCTGTTCAAGCACGCAGCGGGTCGCAAACTTTCTTCTTTAGAGGCACACGACCTGTGCTGTAAGATTGCTGAAGTGATAGTCGTGGGTGGTGTTCGCCGTAGTGCGCTAATCTCCCTCTCTAACCCTTCTGATGGGCGTCTGAGGGGAGCAAAGAGTGGTCAGTGGTGGCTGGACAACGGGCAACGTGCTCTGGCAAATAACAGTGCTTGTTATACTGAGCGTCCTGAGTTTGATTTCTTCCTAGATGAGATGAGGGCATTGTATGAGTCGAAGAGTGGGGAGCGTGGGGTGTTCTCGCGTGTTGCAGCGCAGAAGGTGGCCGCTAGAAGCGGTAGACGGGATAGTGACTACGACTTTGGAACAAATCCATGCAGTGAGATTATTCTCCGACCTAACCAATTCTGCAATCTCACCGAGGTTGTCGTTAGGGCTGAAGACACGCTTGAGAGCCTCAAAGAGAAAGTCCGCAAGGCAGCTATACTTGGAACTCTCCAAGCATCCCTCACTGACTTCCGGTACCTCCGCTCAATCTGGAAGAAAAACACCGAAGAGGAAGCTCTGCTGGGTCTATCGCTAACGGGGATTATGGACCACCACATCTTGAGCGGGGCAGAGGAACCTTCAGACGGGACTGCGATGGAGGATTGGCTAACAGAGATGAAGGAGGTTGCCATTGAAACAAACAAAGAGTGGGCTGAGCGGTTGGGTATTAATCCTTCTGTGGCCGTCACATGTGTTAAACCTTCTGGTACTGTGTCTCAGCTGGTTAATTCTGCTAGTGGTATCCACCCTCGTTTTGCTCCACACTACATTCGCACAGTACGTGCCGATGTCAAGGACCCAATGGCGCAGTATATGGTCGCGGCTGGTTTTCCTTACGAAGTGGATGTCACTAAGGATTCAAATCTCGTCTTTAGCTTTCCAGTGGCAGCACCCGATGGTGCGGTCTGCACTTCAGACGTTGGGGCGATGCAACAACTGGCTTTGTGGAAGACTTACCAAGAGTCGTGGTGTGAGCACAAGCCCTCCATTACAGTCTACTACAAAGACGAAGAGTTCCTAGATGTGTGTAGCTGGATGTGGAACAATTTCGACATGATGAGCGGCATCTCTTTGCTACCGTACAGTGACCACACGTACCAGCAGGCTCCGTACCAAGAGATAACCCAGGAAAAGTACGAGGAGCTTTCGGGGGCAATGCCAACTTTCGATTGGGCTGAGATGGCTGCCTTTGAGGGGGCCTCAGATAGTACCCTAGGCTCACAGGAGCTGGCGTGTGCAGGGGGTGCTTGTGA